TTTTTTTTTGAACACGGCTCGTCGCTGTTCTTGTTCTGGTGTCCATTGTGCTTGAATAAGTGCCTTCATACGTTGGATTCTCTTACGCATAGTCTCTTGGGCAAACTGACACGTCTCCATGTGTATCAATGCCCTGTACTCCTCGTCACTGGGGTCATCTTTGTGCAGGTAACCACGCTCTGGGTCTTTGAAGTTCTTCTTCACCCAGTACCGTTTGTCACAGAACCCGCACAAGTCGTCTCGGTTCTTCACTTCTACGATGTCCCTAGAACACCAACTGCAATACTCCATTATTCCTCCGAGAATAACTGCTTCTCTGCTTCAAACTTGACACGAACCACGTGCTTACGGATAGGACCATTACGCCTTTTAACGAAATGGAAGTCTGTTTTATCTGTCTCTGCTCTTGGGTCAGAACTACGTCCCCACCAGTACAAACCAGCTACGAGGTCAGCGTCTTGTTCTAGTTGACCTGATTCCTTGAGGTCACTTGCCATGAACTCGATCTTCCCACGCTTCTCTATCTCTCGTGATGCTTGACATAGTGCAATCATAGCAATGTCTTCCTCACGGGCAATAGACTTTAATCTCAGGCTGATGTCAGATACTTGCTCATAACGTGTAGCCTTATTGGATCGTAGTAATTGTACATAATCTATGACAACTGCATCAATGTTATATCCGTTCTTAAAGGCTCGCACTTCACGCTCAACATCGTCAATGCTAGATACGTTACGGAAGTGTGGTGGTGTCCAGCCATCGTAGTAAGCCTCAACCATAGCCACGTATTCTTCTCTGTTGTCTATCCAATCCTGTTCATCTGTGACCCCTGTTATCTTCATCAGGCTACGCTTACCTACCTCAGTGGGACTCATTTCAGCATTGAGCATTAGTGCAGGACGACCACATCGTGCAGCATGTTCAATCCATTGAGCACCAATAGCTGACTTACCATGTCCTGGTCGTGCCATAATCAGTGCCATCTCACCTTTGGAGATACCGTCGATGGAGGCATCAATAGATGGGACACCAAAGGGTATGTAGTTACCCTCCTTTATAGAGAGTAGGGATGCTAGAGCACATTCCCTGAAGTCACCAGTTGGTTTTGAGGATACATGCTTGGGTGTCTGCTTTAGTTCATAGGCTCGTGCAATACAGCCCTGACGGAAGTCTTCACGATTAGCCTTATCGTATCCATGTTTCTCTCCCCATAGCACCAATGCTTGGTCTATATCATCTGGGTGCATGTACTCATCGAGCATTGCGACAGTTAAAGAGAGGGCACATGCACTCTTAGAGCGATCCTTTAGCCCCTCAAGGTCACCTTCCCATCGTCGTGATAGCAATCCAGTGGGTCGATTAGACATCTGCTTCTTAATGGCAGGGTGTACATCATCCTTGTCTCGCTTCACCGTCAAAGGCTTTAGCCTAATGCCTAGTCGTGATGTAATCACCTTTAACTCAGCGACATCAGTGACCTTGAACTTTGGGTGCGTTGGTTCCCAGTTCTCAAGAACATCTACGAAGTGGGAGTTATTGTAGTAGGGTAATCTGACTAGGTTCCCTAGTCCCTTACCTGTTAGCCTATCCTGTCGTGGATATATCTCAGGCATAGGTATGTCTAGATGATTGGATACAGCCGTAAAGAATGCTCGTGGTATCCATGCTTCTACTGGTGGTTCAAAGAGTAGCCATACGTGTGAGCCTATCCCTGATGCAGATACCTCCACAAAAGGTTCTAGCCCCTGTTGGTCTAAGAAGGTGAATAGCTGTTCTGTCTTCTCGACCCAAGCCGGATCGGGGTTATCAGGGTGTGAGTCAAAGTCCACACATGCCATGTGAACATTGCTATCCCCGTTAAGAACGTAGATGCCAATGCAATTATCGCCACCTAGATGCTGTGTCCTGAAGTCTTCAATACTGAGAGGCTCGTGTAGTGCTCGTGGTGCAAAGCTATGGCCACGTGGCTGGACGGCAAATGTCTCAGTGTTCCCTTTGAAGTGTGTTAATATGCTTTCAATGTACTCATCCGTTAGTCCACTGTCGGTTCCCATTTAGGACCTCCAATCCCCCCGTTGGACTCCTCTTTACCCCATGCAGCAGGATCATCATCAAACCTATCCTGGTTTAAGAACGTAGCCATGTGCAGACAATACTTAGCTTCTTCTAATATCCTTGATTCAGGCCATACCTTAGCGTAGGCAAAGATGCCTCTGAGTATAACGCTCTCCGGCATAGGCAATTCAGGACGTGTTGTTTTGATGCGGAGCAGGGCATTGCGATAAGCCTTCGCAGCCATCTTCTTACCGATCTTGCGAGGGTAGCCTGACCATGCTGCCTCAAACTCTGGTGTGTACAGGTCATCGGCATCTGCCTTACTCTTACGCTTCTTAGATTCCTTTTGCTTTATCATCTCAGTAAGCAAATCTCGTATCTCCACGAGCAATGATTCAATGCTGTTCATACCTATCTCCCTATAGATAAAAAAAGCTGACTGCCACTCCCCCCGATGAAAAAGAGATATGACAGCCAGCCCAACGAGGAGGTTGTCTCCCCTTAGAACGTGCTTTCCCGTTCAGGTGGCGTAGTCGTAGTCGTAGTCGGTGCTGGTGTTGGAACACCCTTCACCATCTTATGTGACCACTTCGCTGCCTCCTGTTTAGCAGTCATGGTATCCATTGTGGTGGACGAAGAACTACTCCCGCTGGAGATGTCCCAGTCCTCACCATGTGTACCTTCTTTCATGTACAACGCAACCTTGTTTCCTATGATACTGATAGCATCGGTATCGTCAAGGCTAAATTGATCCAATGACCCAACAAACCCTGCTGTTGCCAGCTTCTTGATTGTAAATTCAGAAGACTTCTCAGTTAGGTACAGTCGTACCGTCCTTCGAGTCTCTGGATTAACAGGCCCACTTGTCGTATGAACCAAGCTACCAAACTTGATTTCAAACGTAGGGTGTCCGTTTTTAGAAAGGGTTAGTTCCTGCGAGATGACCTCGCCCTCGTAATTGCCAGTAGGTAACTGGCTTTCAAAATTTGACATATCTATATCTCCTATATGATGTCAACAACCTAGAAACATTACAGATTTAACGTACCTGTAATAACTTTGGCAGCAGCTTCAGGACTGTTGCCGAGTAAGTATTGTTCTTCCATTCCGTGACGGTTCTTACAAACCCGCGCCGGATTAGGACTCGTGAACATGATGCGGTCACCCGTACCACGTGCCTTCGCCTTACCGTCTGTCTCCTCAATGTTTTGGACACAGCCTAGCTGTAAGATATTGTCACACCAACGACTCGTCAATGCCCAAACCGATTTATTTGCAGCAGGCTGCCATCGGTCGTAGTCAATGCTATCAGGTGAGTTCATCTTCTTAACCTCAACATGAGCCAAGATGATTACACTGGTTCCTTGACTAGCAATCCCGTCGAGGATCGACAAGAACTCCCGCCAGTTATCCGATACGACATTCCAGCCAGCACCATAAGATTGGAACTTGAGACGGTCACCGTCGAACTTAGTACGCTTAACGTGCTCGACAGCTAAAGACTCAAACCCATCAAGGGCATCGAGCACAAGTGTTCCTGGATTCTTCTTAGACTCCAGTAGTTCATCGAGTGCCTGACATGTATCCAACCAATTTTTCATTGGTGGAAATGCCGGTGTCGCTGGAATCTCACCAGCGTCCTGCAATGTGCCTAAGCTATCCTCGCCAGCAGCTACTAAAAATACAGGGTCGGGGAAGTACGCTGCTGTACTCGTTTTCCCTACACCCTCGCCACCTGAGATGACTGTCTTTGTCCCTCTGGTTGCTGCTTCTGTCGTAATCTTCTCTAACCAACTACTCATTGCTACTCTCCTGTGCAATTAAACTTCTAAAATAAAACTCCACTCCTAAATGAAATAACGATCCTATACGAAGCGATTGGGTATCGTAACCCACCTTCTGTATGGATTCTTCGTATCGGTAATAGAACTTCCTACGACATGACTTGAAACATGTAGCCTTTGAGAACGAAATCTTGTTGCTACCCTTCTTGTTTCCACCTTGTCGTGGTTCCCAGTCCCCATTGTCTTCGGTGCTCGTGCCATCACATAGGCTCATGTACTCACACTTGGAACCGTATGCTAGGCACTGACTAGTGTTCTTGTAAAAATGGTCAATCCCAGTGTTCTGACATTCTTCAATGTCATCCAGGACCAACTCCATTGCGTACAACTCGTTCACCATGTCAACATTGTTACGATGAATCGGTGCGCTGCGAGCAAAGTACTTCTCAGGGTTCTCTTCGATGTGCTGATTGATTCGGATCAGGTAGCACTCGGCATTTTCCTTCGCCTTGGGGTCTGATTCGTATAGTTCTTGTGTAGTTTTGCATACTTCTACGCCTAAGTACGTTCCATCCTCAATGATTTCACGTCTAGTACCCTTAGCTTCGCTTGTATCGCCTTTGGGTATGCTTTTCGGTCTTAGGGTCGGGACTTTGATATAGTCGATTAGCGTGTGCGTGAGAGGCTCTCCTGATGCTGCCATTAACATGGAGTATAGGGTCACTTGTTCACTAACATTCGCTGTTAGGAAAGGATACACCCCATCGGAGTCGGCATCTCGCTGCCCAGTCTTATGTTCTAGCTGGACTAGCTTGCTGCCATCACGCACAATCGTATCGAGTTTACCGTAGATTTTGTACTCGACATTGTTCACGCTGGAGTTGACGATAAACTCTCGTTCAGCTTCGGCCTCGACGATCTTATATGTATCGTCCTTGTAATGCTTGGTGTAGCCCATGAATATGGCTGTCGCTTTAGCGAAATCTATCGGAGTCGTCTTGGACTTCTCTAGATACATTGCTTCGAGTCCCGCACGCATGGCGGTAGAATGATCCTTCATCGTTTAGTCTCCTGTCAATACCCCTGCAAAGGGGTAAGGGTTTTCCTGTGTATTAGTACGCTCGTAATGCTCGGCACGCCTCGCATCACTCGCTCGTCCCGCACCCCACAAAAGGGTGCAAGGGACAAGAGCGACAGTGACATACTGTTTCCTGAAATATTATATTAATGATTTACCAAGCTGTGTCAATCACAATTCTCAGTATTTTTTTCAGGATCGTCCTCATCTGTATCCTTATCGGCAGCAATGCCGCTATTCATTAGCCCAATTCCACAGTCTATATCCGTCTTGGCGAATAAGAAAATTAATTTGGCAAATTTCAAGTCCCTCTCCCACAGACCAGTGGTTAATTCATCGTTGTAATGAATGAGGTCAAAGCATTTGGTGATGCAGTTGTAGTCGGTCGGTACACCTGTACGGATATAGAATCGCATCTCGCTGACCAATTCACGGATCATTCCCCGATACT